TATAATCATTATTTTTCAATTTGTCAAGGGGGCGTTTAAACCCCCTCAACATTTGCTGTTTTATCTGTTTATTTTTACTTCCCAAGATTTCAGCTCTGATGATAAGCTCCAGCTGTCAATTTTATAGTATCTAGTACCGACGCTAAATACATTTTGTTTCCAGCTTTCGTTTTCCTTAACTTCTATGCATCTTGGAGTAGCTAAAACATAGTCCATAGCTGTATGAAATAGCCTATTTTCTATGCTTGAAAAATCGGTGTCACCTTCTCCAGTAACTATCGTTTTTCCAGACTTAGTTTTTAGCGTTATTGTTACGCTTTCATCAGCATCTAGTAATTGTCCAACCTCTTCTTTATCCTTAGTTAAAAAGCCCTTGTAACATTGTTTCTGTACTAAGTTTAGGTCTTCTCTATAATCTACTAGTTGAATCGCTTTTTCGTATCTTCTTTTTTGTATGTTATCCATTGTAATTTCTCCTTTTATTTGTGTGATTTTAATAACATAAAACAAGTTATTAATTCCTATGACTAAGGGCAAGCTTTTTCTGGTTGGTCTCTGGTAAATTGTATCTCTGGGGCTGTTTAAACGCTGTCATATATATATAGAACTGGGTCTGGTTTGGGTCTAGAAATAAGATGTATATATAATTTCAGGCGTATGAAAACGGGCTGTAATATAATAATAATCTAGGGGTTGTCAAGTTATAGACGGAGAAGGGTGGTTTGGCGATGGTCATAAATAATTGTAATAGCATAAGAAAATAAAAAAAAGCTTGACTTTTAAATATATTGTTAAGTCTAGCAATATGTAGAGATAGCAACCGAATCTCAACGAACTTCTACAAATCCTAACTAGAAAAAGACCAGGGGGGCTATGTAAAAAAAAGAACCTCACAAATACTTGAGCTATTTTTTTAGTTTGTGTTGTGTCTAGAAGTGTTGATATTGCTAGAGTTACAGAAACGGCTAACTATATAACTATACTAGCTAGTAGGTTTGTACAGTTATCCTAACTAAAGTTAATAAAAAAAACGGCAGATGTCAAGTACAAAGTAACTAAGGGTATAAAAAATATTATAAAATTTTTCTTGACTTTTTCCAATCTATAGGTTTAAGCTTTAATATGTTCAAAGGACCAAATGGAGCAGGTAAGGGTGATAAACCAAGACCTACATCTATATCTAGAAAACAATACGAAGAACGCTGGGATAAAATCTTTAGAAAGGATAAGAAGGATGCCAATAAAAAAACCAAAAAAACCAACTAAGAAAGATATACTATATCATATAGCCCTCATTAGACAGGATATATTTAAACTACATGAGAAAACGATGTTAATAGAATCAGTCATTAATAAATATATTAAAATGAAAAAAGATACAGATAAATTTAATAAATATTTACAAGACCAAATAAAGGGAGCTAAAAGTGAAAAAGCTAAAGAAGATAAAAAATAAAACAATGAAGCTACCTATAAACGGTCACGAGTATACGATTCGTTTTATATCTGGTGCTAAAGTAGACCTAGGTTCAGATGAATCAGAAATACTAGGTGCTATTTCTATGCGTAATTGTGAAATAGTACTAGAACACGAAATGAAAGATAGTAAACTACTAGAAGTATTAATACATGAAGTATTACATGGTATTACACACGGAACTAGTTTAGACATGACTGAAACACAAGTACAAGTATTATCTAATAGTTTGTACCAACTGGGTTTTGGTGAATATTTATGGAAAAAAGCAGGAGGAAAATATGATTCCTAATTATGATGCAATAATAAAAAAAGCAAAAGCACTATGTGATGATAAGAATATAGACTATGCACAAGTAAAAGAACCGTTTTCTAACTTTGAAATGGTTGAAGCATTAAAAATATGTGATGCACAAACTGGCATTCTTGTTCGTATCTCTGATAAAATAGCTAGAATCTCTAATCTCTTGAAGAGAAATGGTGAAAGAGCTGTAAATGAAGAAAAGGTAGAAGACACAATGCTTGATTTGATAAATTATAGTGTAATATTACTGAGTTACACTATGTACAGTAAACAATATGACTCAGAAAACGGAGAACAGAATGATTAATCCAGGTAAAATATTAGAACACAATACAAAAAAAGCTAAAGTAAACCTACATTGTCTTACTGACATACACGTAGGTAGCAAAGTCTTTGATAGAAGTCTGTTTTTAAAAGCAGTACAGATGATAGATGAAGACCCAAATGCACTTTGGTTCGGAAATGGTGATATGTTAGAGTTTATACCACCTAATTATCATATACCAGAGGGCGACCAGTTGTTTGATAACAACGAACAGTACGCTCAATTTGTACAAATGATACGACCTATCATGAATAAGTGTGTATTTCTACGTGGAGGTAATCATGATACGCTACGTTCTGTTAGATTAGCAGGAATTGATATAATTCGTGTGCTATGTGACGACCTTGAAGTACCATATTACCCATTTCCAGGGTATGCAGTGATTAATTACAAGCATAATCGCTTCACATTTGCAAGTGGACATGGAAAAAGTGGTGCTAAGAACGGAGATATGGAGCTAACTAGACTTAGAAACATATTTCCAGACGCTGATATGTATTATTTGGGGCATAACCACCAATTATACGCAAAACCAGTAGATTCTTTTGAAATTATGCAAGATAGCGAAGAAGTAAGAAGACAATGGTTTGTGCGTGGAGGTTCTTTTATAGGATATGCTGAATATGCACGCTATGCTATGTTTGAACCACAAACAAAAGGATGGGTAGAAGTGCGTTTAAGTGATAAAGACCCAGAATACATCGTACACCGTAAATGAAGAAAAGAACTATAAAAGGTCAGGAGCACATTGTATATGACAATATCAACGAGCTCAGGCAGGCTATGCCATTACAAGACGTACTAGAAGATTGGCGTAATGCTCCAGTTGGTTCATGGACCTTAACAGACGATGGGCAGGTTTGTGAGGTGTTAGAACGTGGGGTTATCAACAATCAACGATATGTACGCACAGCGATTGGGATGTTTAACTGTGCTCCTACCATAAAAATGGAAGGCGAACTACGACAAAGTATATACAAGTTTAGTGGTAAAAACTCTAATACTGTATTTAAAGAACGTGAGAAGCCTACAAAGAAAGAATTTTTGTTTGCAAAGTATGTTGCAAAGGGAGATGGGATAATAGAAGCGTTTAAACGAGCTTATCCTCAATCTAAGTCTGAGCAATATATTAAAGAACAAAGTAGTATGTTATTAAAAACAGAAAGGATAAAAACCTTGATTGACAAAGAAATACAAAAAATATTAGAAAAAACAGAGATAACACCAGAGTATCTACTATTAAAGACAAAAGAGATTGTAGATAATATTGAAGCAAGAGATAGCGATAAGATTTCGTCGCTAAAGATGTTGATGGAAATATCTGGGTTACTAGGTAAGAAAGAACAAAAAACAGAATCTATCGCATTGTTTAAGGGTTTTAGCCCTGAACAGCTAGCAGCATTGGAAGGTAAAGATGTCAAAAAAATCGCAAGCCAAGAACGAGAAATTCCTCAACTGCCAGATGTGCGAGAGGAAAGTGAAGATAAAGAAGTCGCCGATAACGTATAGTGACTTTTTGTTAAATACTATTATGGATATACCTATGGATAAGTACATTACTGTTGATTGTGCTTGTCTTTGTATGTATGACGAGGATATGGACTTGATAGGGTTTAGTAAGGAATTTATAGAAAATAATGGAAAAGCTTAGTTTATCTGATAAGGAGGTGCTGTTACATAAAGCCTCTAAAGATTTAATACTGTTTGGTAAGTTGTTTTTACCAAATGATTTTTTACATAAATCAGCTTCCCCTCCTTTTCACTACGACCTTGGTAAAAAATTAATTAGTACAAAACCTGGAGCACGTATTTGTAATGTGCTTCCAAGAGGTTTTGGAAAATCAGTATTAATGAAAGCAGCAATCATGCATAAGCTGTGCTTTACGCCAGAAGACCAATCTATGTTTATGGCTTGGGTAGCTGAGGAACAAGGTCAGTCTATTGACCACGTAAAGTATATACGTTCACACTTAGAAACAAATCAAGCTATTAGATATTACTTTGGAAATCTATGTGGAGGTGACGTCGGAAAGAGATGGACAGAAAAAGACTTAATTACAACAAAAGGACATCGTATTATAGCAAAAGGTACTTCACAGCGTCTTAGAGGTCGTGCTGAGGTAGATACACGTTATACAGGTATTATACTAGATGACTTTGAATCAGAGTTAAACACAAAGACTGCTATACGTAGAGATGAGATTAAACAATGGATTGTATCTACAGTATATCCATCGCTAGAAGAAAGTCCTGGTAAAGAAGGATGGATATGGCTATCTGGTACGATTGTACACTATGATGCATTCTTACAAAACATTGTAGATGGATGGAAAGATTCAGAAAAAGCTAAAAAGAAGTACCCATGGGATGTAACCTTTATTCGTGCTATAGAAGATGGTAAACCAGCGTGGGAAGAACAGTTTCCACTATCTAAGTTAAATCAAAAAAGAAAAGAATATATAGAGGCAGGTAAAGTAGATAAGTTTGCTCAAGAGTATCTAAACGATGCTAGAGATGCTGCTTCTGCGTCATTTAAGATGGATAACATACATTACCATAATTATGAGTTTCACACAGATGGACAGTTTACTTATTTAAAAGACGATAAAGAAATGATACCTATTTATACTTACATGGGTGTTGACTTAGCACACACAGCATCTAGTACCTCTGACTATCAAGTTATTGTAGTAATGGGTATGGATGCAGATAAAAACAGATATGTTATAGATTATTATCACGATAAGATACCAGCATTTGATATGCCAGAAGAAATATTAAAGATGGCTAAGAAATACTCACCAATACGTAGATGTGCTGTAGAAACAGTAGGTGCACAAGAAATGGTGCGTGATATGGTAGAACGTATGGCACGTAAAGAGAAAAGATTACTACCTGGTATTAATAAAGGAGTAAGACCACCACATGGTATTAAAAAAGAGGACAGGTTAGAAATGGCTTTAGGAAGTATTATTAACAGCAAGAAGCTGTATATTAAAAAAGAACACTCAGAACTAATTGATGAAATCTTTGAGTTCCCTAAAGGAAAGAATGATGACTTGCTAGATGGATTGTATTATGCAGACTTTTTTGCTAAAGCACCTAGAAGTAGAGTTATTAAAAATGATGAGTACGAAAGACCTGATGATTTCCCAACACAAGCACGTACAAAAATAAATTGGATGACAGGATTAAAAATATGAGAAATCGCCTAAAAGGCTGTTTTAAATTAAACAGGGTTATGGTATCTGATTATACATTAGAAAAATACATTGACTACTTAAAAAGGGTAGAAGGGTACGCAAATAAAGTAGGGGAAAAGTTTTATCCGTATGACTCACCAGAAGGTGGGCTTAAAACTATTGGTTACGGTTACAAGCTAAAAACGCTTGAAGAACAAAATACTTATGAGAAAACAGGTTTGAGCGAAAGAGAGGTAGAAGACCTCTTATTACACGAAGCACAACTATCTGTTGTAAAAGCTAAAAACTTTTGTGTAAGCAAAAATAGAAAATGGTCTGATGTGGATGATAGGCTGAAATATGCCTTAGCTGATTACTGTTTTAACTTAGGGGGGCTAAGAAAGTTCCCAACTACTGCAAAATTCTTAATGCATAACAATGTAGAGGGTGTATTAGAAGACGACCCAGGAAGACCTGGGTTTAAGCAGTATGAAAGAGTATTTAGAGACCCAGAAGGTAAAAGAAGAAGATTAGGTAGAAACAAAGAGTTCTACAAAGAGTTTTTACAACCGTATACGGAGCAAGTATGAAAATAGACACAGCAGGTTTACAAAGAAGACTTTTTAACTTTGGAAAAAAGACCAGAGATAAAACAAGAAAGTTTATGGACAGGTTTACTGTTGACGCAGAAAATAAAAGAAGAGCCATTTACAACGCTGGTAAAGATAAAGATAAAAAAGTAAAGTATATCTATACTCTTAAGGGCACAAAACATGAAAGAGGCAAATAATGTCACGAATCAAAGAAGACGATAAAGCAAGAGAAAATAGAGAAATTTTTCAACGTTATGCAGAAGCTAGAAGAGACTGGGATGTTGAAGCTAGAGACGCAATAGATTTTACACTAGGGAATCATTATACAGCAGAAGAGTCAGAAGTATTACAATCTGTAGGTCAAGCAGACTTTACTATTGATAGAATATATGCTGCTATAGATAAACTAAAATCTCTAATGACATCAAGACCTGTTAAGTTTGGTGTAACAGCTAGAGAAGATTCAGATACTAAGTTGGCTAATGTTTGGAGAACATTATTAGAATATATATATGATATATCAGATGGGCAGCATCACTTCAAACAAGCTGTACACGATTATGCTACTGCTGGTATTGGTTACTTTTATGCATACACAGAACCAGAAGCAGATTATGGTAGAGGAGAAGTAATGTTTACTCACGTAAATCCATTCAGAGTGTACGTAGACCCTGCTTCTAGAGACAGGTATTTTAAAGATGCTGCAAACATTTTAATGTCTACTATCTTAACTAAAGAGCAGTTATTAGACTTATATCCAGATGTAGAAGAGTTTCTACCTAATATTGAAACACACAATATGTCTGACTATTATGACGATTACCCTGACTCACAGCAAAAGAACTCACAAAATATATTTACACCTGCTGAAGTAGAAGACAAAGATTATGAAAGTACAATAGCACAACGTTATCGTATTATTGAACGTTTTAGTAAAGTAAGAGTACCTTACTATAGGGTAGCTGACCAACAGCAGAACACTGAAACAATTATGAGTGCAGAAGCATTTCAAATATTTATGGCTGAAAATGAAGCTCAGTTTAATAATAATACTTATGCTTTTGTAGAAATACCACAAACAAGAATTAAAGTTACAGCATCATTAGGGCAAGTCCTTCTATATGAAACTATATTGGACACTGATACTTATCCTATCGTTCCTATACCAAATATATGGACTAATACACCATATCCTAAATCAGATGTGAATAAAGTTAAAGATATGCAGAGATTGCTTAATAAGCTATTTTCTCTTGCATTGTCTCATGCTCAAACTTCTGCTGGTCTAAAACTATTAGTACCACAAGGAAGTGTGGAAAGTATTTCACAACTTGAGAAAGATTGGGCTAATCCTAATGCTGTAATTGAATATGACCCAAGTTATGGAGAACCACATTTTCCTTCTCCACAACCTTTAACAAGTCAGTTTTATGCTCTTATCAATCAAGTAGAGCGTTATATTGATTTAAACTTCGGAGTTCCTGAACTATTGCAGGGGTTCAAAGAAGGTGCACCTCAAAGTGTACGTGGCACAATGCTACTAGCACAAATGGGAGAAGGTCGTGGTGCTTCTAAGTTGCGTGACATTGAAATGGCATTGCAACAGCTTGGGAAAGTATTATATCAAATGTCTAAAGAACATTACACATTTGAAAAGAAATTTAGAATCGTACAACCAAACAATGATATTACACAGTTTGCTATAAACAATAGATTGTATGATGATAAAACAAAAGAATTGGTCAAAATAGAAAATGATATTACTGCAGGACAATTTGATGTTCGTGTTGTTTCAGGTTCAACAATGCCTAATAACAAACACGCTGAATATCAAATGTACCTAGAAGCATATCAGTTAGGGTTGATTGATAGAACTGAAGCATTAAAGAAAACAGAAATCTTTGATAAAGAAGGAGTTCTGCAGCGTACTGGAGAAGTACAGCAAATGCAAGGTATTATTAAACAATTACAAGACCAAATAAAGATTCTATCTGGAGATTTACAAACTGCCCAAAGAGAGTCTATGTCTGACAGAAAACGTGTTGAGGTTCAGAAATTTAAAACTGACCTGAATAAAGTGGTTACTGGGGCAAAAGCTCAACAGAAAGTAAATACAGAAAGAACCAAACGTCAACAAGAACAACAGGTGCAGGCTGGAATAAATTCATTACTGTCAGAAGATATTGGTGAACAATAACAGCACATCGGAAGGAAAATAAAATGAGTGACGAATATATAAATGAAAATGAAACTTTAGAAGGTTCTGAAACTTCTGAAAATAATGACTTAAGTGAGCCAGAGGTTCAACAGGATTTGAGTTCTGACGTACCACAAGAAGATGAGGTACGTAAATTCCAGTCTATGTATGATAAAGCTCAGGCTGAGTTAGACAAAGTAAAACCAGTAGCAAAGCTATTTCAGGATAATCCTGAACTGGTAGACGTTGTTAGAAACCACTTAACAGGGGGTAAAGGACAGGACAAAGAGCAAATACAAATAAATGAAGAGGAATTTAATCCTTGGGATGCGTATACAAATCCAAATAGTAAATCGTATCAATTAAGACAACAAGAGATTGATGATGCTGTTAGCTCAAGAATGAGAGACTATATGGGTCGCTTAGAAGCACAGCGTCAAGTGGACACTCTTAAATTAAGAGCACAAACTGAATACAAGATGTCTGAAACTGATGCAAACGACTTTGTAGATTTTGTTACAAAACCTAAAGAGCAACTTCCTCTAGAGACACTGTTTAACGTATGGAATACAAACAAAAACGGTTTACCACAAGTAAATGAAAATATTGAAAGCGTAAAGCGAACACAACAAAAACCTAAGTCAGCTGGTTTAGTTCAAGGTGGACAACCTCCTAAAGCATCTGATGAAGATAGTATGTGGTCCAATATTATGAAAGCTGGTAATACTCGTTCTATACGTGGCAGTATTGCAAAAAAGTAAAACGTAAAGGGGAAATAAAATGGCAATAAATAGTGGACAACTTAAAGTACATAATCTTTCTGCTTCTACTACAGCAACTGGTGCTAGTAACACTGGTGTAGCTCCTGACCAAAGAAGACTGTTTAACTTCAGCGATAGAATTGCTGAATTAGCACCTGAAGAATCACCATTCTTCGTGTACTTATCAAAAACAGCTAAACTTCCTACTGACGATTCTTTGTTCCGTTATCTTGAAGATAGGTCAAAGATTAGTTATACAAGTAGAGAGTTCTTCATTAAAGGAGCTGTTGGTACAGTAGCAGCTGGAACAGATTATAACGTAACCGTAGAAACAGCTAAAACTAATGGAGCTTCTGTAGACTTCCTTGTAAAAGGTATGGTAATTGCAGTAAGAACATTAGGAGACGGTGGTACGGATGCAGGATATGGAAATGCAATCTTAAGAATTGAATCAGCAGTAACCGACAATGGTTCAGATTCATCTTTTACAGCTAAATGTATTTCTGTATCAGGAACTACAGGTTCTGACTCTATCGCAGATGAAGATAGATGTCAAGTAATCGGTTCAGCGTTTGCAGAAGGTACTGGGTCACCAGACGTATTCTCAGAAGGCATTGATGATGGATTTGGATATACTCAAATCTTCAAAACTGCTGCAGAGATTACAAACACTGCATACGCAACTCAACTTCGTGGATATTCCAACGAATTTGAAAGAGTGCTAGCTATGAAAATGAGAGAGCACAAAATTGATATTGAAAGAGCTATGCTTTTTAATCAAAAAGCTAGAATCAACGGTATTCAATATTCTGAAGGTCTAGTAGGACACATCATCAAAAATAGTACTTTTGTTGATGCTTCTGCTGCTGACCCAGCATTAAAATACGAATCAGGTAAAGCATACGCTAAACAATATGCAACATCAGAATTAACTTATGATGCATTGCTTGGCGACTTTGAAGTACTATTTGACCCAGCTAGAGGTGGAAGTAACGAAAGATTAGCATTAGCTTCTCTTCCTGTAATTTCTTACTTCAACAAAATGGGTAATAATAGTTTTGCTGATGTTTCAACAGCATCAACTCAATATCAAATTAATATGGATGAATTATCAGGACAGTTTGGTCACCAGTTAATGGAAATCAACACTGTTCACGGTTCTGTATACATGGTTAAAGAACCATTATTCAGAGGACATTCATCTGGTTTAATGTTGATGGCTGATATGAGTAAGCTATACTACAGACCATTAGTTGGTAACGGTGTTAACAGAGATACTCAAGTTATGACAAATGTACAAAGTGCAGATGAAGACTTGAGAAAAGACATGATTCTTACTGAAGCAGGTCTTGAGGTATGTTTACCAGAATCTCACTACTTAATCAACGTGGAAGGAGTATAACATGGCTAGAGCATCATACTTAGAAGTAAATAGTGGTGTAAGTAATTTTAAAATGAAAGTTGAAAATGTTGTAGCAGATAGAACACTAACTGCAAACGACTCAGGTAAAGTGTTTACACTAGACCAAGACGCTTCATTTAATATTACATTACCAACTGCTGCAGCAGCAGGTGCAGGATGGCACGCTAAGTTCATCCTAACTGACGCTGGTAGTGGTACAGTTAAAGTGATTCCAAATTCAGCTGAAGATACCTTAATTGGTATGATTACTACAGCTGCAGATGGAGCAGCATCACCTTCTGCTGAGTCAGGAGTTGATGAGCTTATCTGGGTTGCTTCAACAGCAGCACCAGGTGACTGGGCAGAGTTAGTATGTGACGGTTCAAACTTTTATGTGTTTGGGCAACAACATGACGCTGACCATATTACACTATCATAATAGTGGCAGTATAAGCTACTGGGGAGGGCGTTTAAACGCTCTCCCAAAAGCTTAAAAGAATTTTAAATAATAGGAGAATAAAATGGCAAATTATAGTGGAGCAGAAGTAAAAGTAATTGTAAACGATATTAGTTCACAAGCTAGTAGTGTTGATGGTTCATTAGCAAAAGAAGTGAAGACATTCTTAGCTACATTGACAGATAATACAGTTATTTCAATAAACACAGTAAAGTTAGATAGCTCAAGAGTTGCTTACATAGTAGCTTATATGTAGTATGGCTAAGTGTCAACATTGTAGTACACCTAATCCAGAAGGTCATTTTAATTGCAGGTCTTGTGGTAAACGTGCACATCCACCTAAGTGGAGCACTCAATTTGTTATGAGAGATACTCCTATGGCAAGAGCTATTAGAACTGACCAAATAGAATTTGGTTCTAAAAGTATGGGAGACCATATAGAACAAACTAAAAAGAAAAATGCAAAGTTAAGAGAAAAGAAGATGAACTCACTTATTAAGTGGGATTAAATTATAGGGAGATAAAATGTACGCAAAAAGAATGAAGAAAAAAGGTTATGGCAAGAAAAAGAAAGTCAGTAAAAAGAAAAAAAAGAAGTAGTAAACCTACACCAAAAAACAAGGCACTATATTCTAGAGTTAAAGCAGCAGCTAAGCGTAAGTTTGATGTTTACCCATCAGCGTATGCTAATGCTTGGCTTGTTAGAGAATATAAAAAACGTGGTGGTAGATATTAATGGCTTACAGAGGTGGACTTAGGAAATGGTTCAGTGAGAACTGGGTAGACATTGGTTCTAAGAAAAAAGGTGGAGGTCACAAAAAATGTGGTCGTAAATCTGCCAAAGGAAGTAAAAGAAAATATCCTAAGTGTGTACCAGCCTCAAAAGCAGCAAGTATGACTGCTGCACAAAAAAGAAGTGCCGTAAGAAGAAAGAGAGCAAAAAAGCAAGGAGTAGGGGGAAAGCCTACAAATGTGCGTACATTTGCTAGAAAAAGAAATGGAAAGAGAAGAGCATAATGGTTAAAAAAAAGAAAATGAAAAAAAAGAAAAATGGCTTAACAGCTAAACAGAAAACTTTACCAAAGTTTCTACAGAAAAAAATTTTAAAAAGTAAGAAGAAAAAGTAATGCCTAGACCAAGTTTCGGAACACAAGTCAGACATACGAACGGTAAGAAGAAAACAAGGCAAGGTCAAAGCGTAAATACAAAATTTGGAAATAAGATGAGTATAAAATATTATAAGAAAAAATATAGAGGACAAGGTTGAATAAAGATAAAAAAAATCCATGGAACTATAATTTTTTAGGTCGTAAAGAACAGCCTTTGTCAGCTCATATGGCAGAGTCTGGTCCTATTGATGAAAAATCTATAGGTAGATATGCTAAAAAACAAGTAAGGCTTTTTAAACAAAAAAGAAAAAATTTACAAAAAATGAGACAAGAAGCTGGAAGAAAGGCTGATGAGTACAACTTTCAGAAAAAAATGCAACGTCTTGAAAAAGAAAGTAAAAGAGTAAACGAAGAAATTAATAAATTAAAAAACAGTAGAGTGATAGATGGCTAATTTTGCAACAAGAATAAAAGATTTAACTGGATTTGATGCAGACAATTCAGCAAAACAAGCTAGTGTTAATGACTGGCTGTCAGCTGGTGCTCGTTCTGTTTTAAACATATTACCTTTTAATAAACTTGAAAGAATAGCTTCAACTACTACATTTCAAGACAGTCAAGATGTAGAAGGTAAAAAAATTATTGCTGTTATGCGTAAAGATGAAAATCATCCAACTGATACTAACATATTAATACCTTGTAGAAAAGTTTCTCCTGCATTAAAAGGCAAAGTAACTGATAGTAATTATATGGAAGCAGCATCTACTAGCGACCCTGTTTATTATATAGAAAATGATGTGTTAAATGTAGTTCCAACACACTCTAATAGCAATTCTTCTTCGGTAGTTCATATAGATACATCTATTACTGTATCATATAGTGCTAGTTCTATATCAGACTTTCCAGATGAAGCAGAAGAAGCAGTGGTTTTATACGGAGCAAGAAATGCATTAGAAAGATTAATGAATGATTTACATACTAATGATTTAATAGACAACTCTTCAACAGGTGCATTAGCTCTTATGAATGCAGAGATTGATGATGTAGTAAATGATACAACTGGTTCACTTAAATTGGCTAAAGACCAAATAGGTGCTTTTGTTACATCTATAGGAGATATAGATGACACTACAGAGCTATTTGATAATACAAATAAAAGATTTAAAGTAGTAAGAGATGCTTTAGTAAAAGCTCAAGATATTATAGATAATGATGGTTTTGGTTCTAATTTAGATGTAACTGATTTTGTTGGAGATGTAGATACAGCTTTAGGTAAAATAAATGCACATCTAATTGATGAAGAAGCTATATTAACTGATGACCCAACTTCTGGAGATATTTCTACAGCATTAGGAAATATTACAACAGCTGTAGACCAAGCAGCAACAGCAGCAGGAAAATTTACTTCAGCTGATGAATCTGTTTTTGGAGACGAAGATACATTCTTAACTAGTAGCTCTCAATTAACTAGAGTTAAAGCTTCTTTAGACCAAGCAGGAGATGTCATAAATGGTAATCAGCCTGATGCTAATACTGATGCATTTGGAGCTCAAGCAGCAGAAGATGTAGAGTTAGTAGCCTCTGCATTAAATATTGTACAAACAGAAATACGAAAAGCTCAAATGCATTTATCAGAATGGACTTCTATTGGAGACATGAGAGTTAAAGAAGTACAAGTAGCATTAAATGAAGCAGATGGTTATGCAAAAGAAGTACAAGCTAGACTTGGATATGCATCAGCTTACATAGCTGCAGCAAATGCTAGAAGACAAGAAGGTTCTTCTAGAATAGCTCAAGCTAATTTAGGTGTGGCAGTAGCACAACAAGAATTACAAAGAGCAAATGTAGCTATATTAGAAATAAACTCTTTAATGGCTTCATATTCTTTAGAACTTCAAAGTGTTGCTCCTTATATGAGTGAAGTATCATCAAGGTTAGCAGCAGCTGCTCAGTATGGTCAAGAATTTCAAGCTAGACTTACTAGAGACCAGGCTAAGTATCAGTGGTATACTCAACAGTATGCTCAGGTAGATGCTAGGTATAAAGAACAAATACAAACTCTTCAAGGAGCAATATAATGGCTGCAATAGAATTTACAGGTAAAGAGATATACAGTAGAGTACTTCAGGCTGTTCCTGGAGTATCAGAAAACTATGTATTAAACTTAATTAATGAAGCGTTAATTGACATGGGTCAGTTTTTGCAAAAAGTAGAATATGCTAAAACAGATTTACAAAACAATAGACTTTGGTATGCAATAGACGATGATGAGGATATTACAGTAAATAAAGTATTCAGATGTGCAATTAAAAATGATGCAGGTGAATATATACAGATTCCTAGACTGACAAATCAAGAAATTAAACAATTTTATGCTGAAAAGAATACAGCAGATGAAACAAGTTGGAGTATACAATAATGGCTAAGATAAGCAGTACATATAAAGACCCATCAACATCAATAGTATGGTGGATTGAAGGAGATAAATTAGCTATTGCTACTGAAATAGGTGATGGTGGAACTACAGAAACATCAGAAACAAAATTAAAAGCACCACAGTTAGGCTTTACTTTGTCTATGCAGTCTACTGGTGACCCACTACCTAAGAACTTATTAAATGAAGCATTAGATGCATCTGAAACAGAAGTAGATGTTGATGAAGGTGGTCAAATTAGCGTTGGAGATATAATTAAAATAGATTCAGAAATGATGAAGGTAACAAATATAGCTACTAACACCTTAACTGTAACAAGAGGGTATAACGGCACAACTGCAGCCACTCATGACAACGATAGTGAAGTGTATACACTAAATTATGTTGAGAATGGTATTATTATATCTTACTATGCAGAGCCAGATAAGTTAACATCTATCACAGGTACACTAGATATAGATAATACATTACAGCCTTTGTTAATTGATTATGTAAAACATAAAGCTTTGATGGACGCAGCATCAAGAGAAGATAACCCTGCTATAGCACAAATAAGAATGGCATCTGCACAACAATGTTTAGCAAGTTATAGAGAAGGTTTGAGAAAATTTGGTATGAAGAAGAACGATAAAACAGGTGGTACAAGAGGTATTGTACCAGCAAATATGAGGTAAAAAATGGAAGTAGGAAAAGACACTAAATTTACATTATCTATAGAAACAGGTATTAGCATCTTAGTTACTGTAGGTATGATTATAGGGATGTGGTATTCTCTGCAGGCAGAAATAGAACTTGCTAAAGAGTTACCAGAGCCTGAGGTTTCACGTATGGAATATGATTTAAAAGACCAAATGATTCGTGATTCAATATTAAACACAGAGGGTAAAGTAGACAAGCTTGAAGAAAAAGTAGATGATATTAAAGACGATACTAGAGCTATTACTGAAACCCTAATAGACATGAATAACAAATAATGAGGTTTACAGATGAACAACAAATTTATATCATACTTGGTATTAACAGTATTCTCATCGCTATCTTGGTTGCACTCACAGTCAGTCAACTTAGATAACTTTGCATCAATACAAGGACTTAATGTGCAAAAGTGTGCAGTAGTACAGGTTAATGCATCTTGGAATCACGCAAACAGAGTTAAGGTAGAAAAACTAGCTAAGCTTTGTTATGTAGGTGAAATAGATTTAAATAATAAAGTTGTTGGTGCAGTTATACAGAAAGAATGGAACATTAAAGTTGTACCTACTATTATTATTTTAAAAGAAGGTAAAGAGGTTATGAGATATGAACCTGGCATAAGTATGAGATTTGATGAACAAGAAGTTTTTGAAAAAATTAAAAAAGAGATTAGGTAATGCCTAGAAAAAAAGCTAAAGCTATAAGAAGAACTACTAAAGGTAAGAACGCTAATTACAGACCTACAAAGAAGGGTGCTGGAATGACAAAGAAGGGTGTAGCTGCTTACAGAAGAGCTAACCCTGGTAGTAAATTAAAAACTGCTGTTACTGGTAAAGTTAAAAAAGGTAGTAAAGCAGCTAAAAGAAGAAAGTCTTATTGTGCAAGGTCATTAGGGCAACTGAAAAGAAGTTCTGCTAAAACTAGAAATAATCCAAATTCTAGAATTAGACAAGCACGAAGAAGATGGAAATGTTAAACAATAGGAGATAACATGAATATAGTAATCAGTAAAATGTTAACAGGTCTATTAAGTGAAAAAATCTTAAAAGCTGTGTTAATTAAACTTGGTGACCATTTTATTAAAAGGTCAGACAATAAATTAGATGATGAAATCTGGGCTGAAGTTAAAAAAGCCCTAAAATAAGGAGAAGGACATGAACTGTGAATGTGGATGTGGGTGTTAATAGATGCCTAGAAGGTCATTACAATTAAATGATTTTAGTGGAGGACTTAATACTAAGTCCTCTCCTAGGGATATTGCACCCAATCAGGTTATAAAAGCAGATAATGTAAACCTGCACAATCCTGGTCTTATATTATCTTCTTCTACATCTTCAGCTAAATTATCAACAGCGAATGCACCTAATGCACAAACAACTGCAGGATATGGTGCGTTTATGTTTAATAGTCAATATAATACAGATATAAGTGGTACTGAAGGTAATGCAGTTCAAGTATTTGCATTTCCAGAAAACAATGCATCTGGAACAAGCACAAAGATTTTAACATACGCTAGAAACTTTGGAAGCACTGGAGTTTTTTTACTAAACGAAGATACACGTGATGCACAGATTGATATGCAAACTGAAAATGAAGTGTTGCCAGTATATTATTATGTAGATGGCAGTTTGTTTGTATCAGATGAAAAAGTAGTAGAAGAAACTACTAATGAACAACCAAGACGTTTAGTATATGTAAAAGATGCTACCAGGTTAGGCACTGACATATCTAGTGCAAATAAGTGGGTAGACACTACGCTAAAAATAGAAACTAGCGATACTCAGTTTGAAGATATATCAAATGCAGATGCTTTTAGCACTAATCCATCTGCTGACGGTGAGTTCAGCATTATAGTTCAGACAGACCCAACATTAGATTCTCAAGATTTTGGTACGATTGTTAAAACAGGTTCAACAGAAAAACTTGTAACAACTACAAACCCTAATGAAACAAATCCAGACCAAACAGCTGATATTAGACTTACAGACACGGTTATTTACTTAACACTACAAGGCATAGATGATAATTTGTCTTCACAATCTTTAACATACGCAGTCACTGTAGATGCAACTACTACGAATGTATATTCTGCTGGTGCATTTAATAACACTAATATGATGGGTAATATTATTTACATAAATAACGAAGCTATGAGAGTAAGAAAAGTTAGTGCAATTAATGGTTCATCAACAGGCGATATACTGGAAGTAACAGTAGATAGAGCTGTATTTACAGGTACACCATTAGAGCACGCAGGTACTTCTGAGGTGCAGGTAGCTTTAGAGACAAATATCACAGTAACTGGTGGTGGATGGGAAGCTGGTTCTTATGAGTTTTGTCATACAGTAGTTGATTTGCAAGACAATGAAACACTGCCTCAAACACCTAAATCAGATTTATTTGCAATTACATCTGGTGCATACTTTACTGGTGTTAAGTTTAGAATAAAAGATGCTGGAACTTGGAGAATGAACGAAAAAGGTGTAAGAGTTTACACAAGAAAGAAAGATGGTAATGGTAGATGGATATTGTTTTTAGATGTAGACTACCAAAGAGGAGTAAGAAAAAATTTATTTGAAGACTATCAAGCGTTATCACAGGTAGACACATTATATCATGAAAACTCTACAGCTTTTGATATTGTAAACCCATCACTAGACACCTATGAAAGTATTAACGGATATTCACAAGATGAAGAAAGTATAGACATTGGAACAGGTAATGCAACAGCAACAGCTGGTGGATTTAAAGCAGCTACTGTTTGTGCTAGAAGAGCATGGGTAGCTAATGTAAAGAAGAACGGAGAAGTATATGATGATAGAATTTACTACACTCCAGTAAATAGATTCGCTACGTTTCCTGATAGTTATTATCTAGATATTGGTATTAATGATGGAGACTCATTTACAGCATTACATAGTTTAGGCAATAGATTGCTAGCGTTTAAACAGAAAAAACTATACGTCATAAATGTATCTTCTTCATCAGATGCTGGATGGTATTTAGAGGCAGAGTATGATGGTATGGGATGTATTTTTCAAAATGCTGTATCTAAAACTCCTTTTGGTGTATGTTGGGTAAACAGAGATGGTGTATATATTTTTGACGGTACATCAGCTCCAAAAGAATTGACTGCAAGACTAGATGATGATTTGTGGCAAAAAGGACAAGAGTTAAGCGATGCTTTGTTAAAGCCATCTATATCTTATGAGCCAAAATATAAACAATTATATGTTTTACAAGACTCTGCAATGACATCAAATAGTGGTGTAGAGACAGAAGATAGGGTCTTTTGTTATGACTTTGCGACACAAGGGTGGACTACAAGACAATGTATTGGTAGTCAAGATGTATCTAATTTTGTAGAGTCTTTTGATGGTGTGTACTTCTTTAAGCACTCAGATGATAAAATACACAAACTTACAAATGATTCTGGAACTCAGAGTATAGATTTAAGAACAAAAGATATAGATTTTGGTAATCCAGGTTTAGTAAAAAGAGTAAATAGAGTCTTTGTAACAGCGAGAGGTAATGGTACAAATCTAACTTTAGGCTATGCGAATGACGGAGAATCTACCTATAATGATTTATCAGCTCAAGCCTTAGGAACAGAGTACGCAATAAAAGAATTTACAATAGACACAGCAGACAGAAATTGTGAATCAATGGCGTTAAAGATAACTGCTGATGGCTCTATTGATATTAATGACATAAACATAGATTACAGACAAACTAATAAGAGACCTTCATAATGCCAAAATCTGGTGAACATAGAGTTAATCAAATTGACTCATTCTTTAGAGTCAGACCATCTGCTCAAAATATAAGAGAGGGTGAACATATATCATTCATTGAAGACGGAAAGCTGATAAAACAAGAAAAAAGAAATGGTATCGTATATGAACAGGTATATGCAGAACAAAACAAAGCAACACAAAAACTAGCACAAACAACTGGAGATGTTACTAATTTAATAGTTCAAGGTTCTTCTTCTGGAGAAGCAGACATAACAGGTATTACTGCTGGTACAGGACTTTCTGGAGGTGGAGCTAGTGGTAACATAACTTTAAATATTGATTCTACAGTAACAACACTTACAGGCACACAGACTTTAACAAACAAAACTTTGACAAGTCCTACTTTTTCTGGAGATATAGATTTTAGCGATGCTAATACGCCAAAGTTTACTGTAACAGATACCACAAATACTGTTAAAACCGAAATTAGGTCGCAAGACAATAGTGGTAATGTTGGTACAACAACAGCTCATAATCTTGGTATTATAAGAAATGGAGTAGGACATATTACTCTTTTTGGTCAATACACAATGCACAACAATGGTGGTAATGATTTAGATTTTAGAGCAAAAGATAGTAGTGGTAATGTAGTATTTAAAGTAGATGCAGGAACATCAACAACAGAAATTGGAACATTGAGTGTTACTGGAAATGCTACTGTTACTGGAGATTTACAAGTAAATGGAACAACTACTACTGTGAATCAAACTAATTTAGATGTATCTGATAATATTATAGGATTAAATCGTGGAGTATCTAATAATACAAATGATTCAGGATTAATTATAGAAAGAGGTAGTGCTGGAAATAATGCAGCAATTATATGGGATGAATCTGAAGATAAATTTACTTTAGGTACAACAACTGCAATACCAAGTGATACAGGTAATTTAACTATAACTGCTGGAACATTAGTAGCAGCTTTAGAAGGTAATGTTACTGGTAATGTAACAGGTAGTGCAAGTCTTAATCTTTTAACATCTAATAACTTATCAGATTTAGCAAATGCAGGAACTGCGAGAGGTAATTTAGGACTAGGTACTTTAGCACAAAAAAGCGAAATAGATGATATTGACCAAATAGGTGCTGGCGTAAAACTTGTTATCGGAGAAACTTTTGTAGACAGCGATGCTAATCTTATGACAGCTGGAGCTATAGATGACAGAATAGATACTAAGATTTCAGCTTCTACTTATAGCTTTAATGTTACAGCTGATAGTGGTAGTAATCAAGGAATTGCTAGTGGCGATACGCTTAATATAGCTGGAGGAACAGGTATTTCAACTTCTGTTGGTGTTACTGATACTATTACAGTAAACGTAGCTAAACCAAGTACAGAATTAGATGAAGCTATGGTTTCTGGAGATAGCTTTTTAATATTTGATGGCACTAGCCCTAAATTTATATCTCCTTCTAATGCAGGAGCAAGTTTGGATGTTTCAGATTTATCAGGAGTGCTATCTGTACAACATGGTGGTACTGGTGCTACTACTCTAACTTCTAACTCTTTATTAACTGGTAATGGTACAAGTGCTATACAAGCAGAATCTAATCTTACTTTTGATGGTGGTTTATTATCTGTTACAAGAGATAATGGTATTGCACAAACAACAGTATTATCTTTAAAAGCAAGTGACCCTAATGGCGACCAAACTGCATCTTTAACTGCAGATTTAGATTTTCACTTATGGGATAGTAATACTCAATTATCAACTCCACAAGCAAGAATAGGTGTTGTAGGAAATAGCACAGGAAATCAAAATGCAGAAAGTGGTGGTATATTAGCATTTTATACAAACATTGCAAATTATAGTTCTCCATCTCTTACTGAAAGAATGCGAATTGATGAAGAGGGTAATGTCGGTATAGGAGTCACAAACCCTGGAGAAAAATTAGAAGTTAATGGAAGTATTGCATTGTCAAATAATACATATTTTAAAGCAAGAAATAGTGTAGGAACTCTTGTACCATTATTTAGACTTAATAGTTCTAATCATATTGAGATTATAAATGGTAATAGTACAAATGGCGATATAATATTTAAAGATGCTTCAGATACTAATATGACTATTAAAGGTGATACTGGGAATGTTGGGATAGGAACTCAATCACCAAGCCATCCACTTCATGTAGTAGGTGGAATAATAGCTAATTATACAGATAGTGGTGGATTTTATAGGTATAATGCTTCAGGTGGTTTTAGAGCAGCATTTCATGACAACAATAGTATTACAAGAATTTATGCAGATGGAGATGGCACTAATGCAGCTATGACATTTAATGGTGGAAAGGTTGGAATAGGAACTGACTCACCTGCACAAAAACTACACATTTTAGATAGTAGTTCTGCATTAATTCATCTGCAAACTTCAGGAGATGCAAATGCACAAGTAAGACATCAAAACGATAATATTAGTGTTTATACTGGTGTAAGTAGTGCAGACCAATATGTATGGTATCATAGTTCTCTTGGTGCTAATGCTGGATTTATACCAACTTCAGGAGTTCTGTATTGGAATAAAAATATTTTATTGAATAATAATAATACTTCATTGGTAGGTAGAGAAACTGGTGGCACTACAAGAAGTATGCTAAAAATGAACACAAGCAATCAAATTGAGGTTGGTAGTTCAAGTAATGCAGTAAAAATGAATGGTGCTTATACATTCCCTACTTCAGATGGTAGTAGCAATCAAATACTTAGAACAAATGGTAGTGGAACATTATCTTTTGCTACCTTTAGTGTAGGTATAGACCAAATCTTAGCAGGAGATATTCAAACAAGTAGTGAATCATTTAGTGATAGTGATGACTTATTAATGACTGCAGCAGCTATCAATGACAGAATTGAATCATTTGGTTATGGAACAGGTACAATGAGTAGCTGGACTTTAGAAGGAGATAGTGGAAGTACAACAGTAACAAATGCTAACACTGTAGATATAGCAGGTGGTACAGGTATAACTACTGTTGCAAGTTTAGATTCAGGCAGAGATACAGTAACAGTTAATTTTAGTGCAGGTATTAATGACTTATCAGATGTTCAAATAACAAGTGTTGCTGATGACCAAATATTACAATACAGTTCTGCAGAATCTAAATGGGTAAATGCAGCAAACACAGCTATCACAATGTCAGGTAGTACTAACAATGGTATACTAACAAGAAATTCAAGTACACAAGCAACAGTAGAATCTAATCTTACTTTTGATGGAGACTTTAAAGTAACAGGAACATTATCATCGTTAGAAACAGTAAACTTTGACCAATCATCAGGAGATACAGTAGTCAAAATAAGTGGAACTGGTAATCAAAGACTTGAGTTTGCAGATACTGCTACTGGTGCAAATGCTTGGATTGGTATACCTTCTTGGAACGATGACGCTTTTTATTTATTTGGACCAACTGCAAGTGGTAATGAATTTGCCTACAGGTATGAAAGTTCAACGCATAGGTTTTTTACAGCAGGTAATGAACAATTAGCTATTTTTAGTAATGGTGCTATTGATATGTCAGGTTATTCTTCTGCTGATAGACATTTAGAAATTGGTTCAAATAGACAAGCTAATGGATATGCCTATATAGATTTAATTGGAGATACTACTTATACAGATTATGGTGCAAGATTTATTAGAAATAATAGTGGTGCAAATACCAGTACAGAAATTAAACATAGAGGTACTGGTGTATTATCATTAAATGCACAAGATGCAGGAAGTGTAAGATTTTATACAAACAATACTGAAAGAGTTAGAATAGATAGTTCAGGGAATATGTCACTTGGTAATATTTCAACAAGTGAAAAGCTTCACATTAAAGATGCTTCTAACAATATAAATCTAAGAATAGAAACTGATAAAACAGATGGTATGGCACAAGTACAATACCTTAATGACGCAAAGCAATATAATGTTGGTCTTAATAATGTTGATGCTTGGGGTGTATATGATGCTACTGCAAGTGCTACAAGACTAACAATAGATTCATCAGGGAATTTAGGTATAGGAAATACATCGCCTTCAAGACCTTTACAAATAGGATTTACGACTAATAATGGAGAAGCCATTAGACTTGATGGAAATGCAAGTTATGGTGCAACTATTTCTTATTCAAGAGGTGGTAGTTATAATTGGATTGCAGGTGTTGGTGGTGCAAGTTCAGGTTCATCTAATATTCCATCGTCTTTTTGGGGTGTAGAAGATGTTAGTCAAAGTAATGCAGTAAGATTAGCTATTGCTCATACTACTGGAAATGTTGGGATAGGCACTAACTCACCTGCACACGAAATGGTTTTAAGAAAAGACCAATCAGCTGCAACTGAATTAAGTATTGTTAATTTAACAAGCAATTCAAGTGCTACAACTAACCTAAGATTTAGAAATGCCACATCAGGTAGTGAAACTGGTAATGGTGTATTATTACAACTTACTAATGGTAATGACTTTAAGATTTTAAATCAGTTTGGTAATAATTTAATATTAGGTACAAATAATGCAGAAAAAATAAGAATAGCATCTAATGGTAATATGATTGTAGGTAGTGATTATACTACTAATGCATCTACTAAATTAGTAGTAAGTCATAGTGGTCCTAATGGTATATTATTAAATCAAGATGATGGTAATACTGCAAATTCAGGTAGAATATTTTTTGAAGGAACTTCTACAAGTGCAATATTCCAAGAAGGCAATGATTTAAGCTTTAGAACTGGTGCAACTACTGGTAGTAGTAGTGGTACTGAAAGAGTTAGAATTAATACTAATGGAATGCAAATACATAGTGGCTCATTAGGTATTGGTATGGCACCTTTTGCTGCTGATAATTATTTGTCAGTAGCAGGTCAACTAATAGTAGGTAATGATACTGGTGGTGTTGCTATTACTACTAATGATGGTGGTGGTAACGCTAATATTTGTTTTAACCATAGAAGTCAAGTTCCTGAACAAAATGGAAACTCAGCAAGGATTCATGTTAATACTGATGCTTCTTCTGATTGTCATATAGAGTTTGAAGTAGCAAGTGGTGTTACTGATGGAAGTTCTGTAACAACATCAGATGTATGTCACATGAGAGCATCATCTGTTGATATACCACAATTTTTAAGACATTTAGGTGATACTGATACAAGAATGGAATTTGAAACTGACCAAATCAGTTTTGATACTGGTGGTACACAAGCATTAAGAATAACAAGTTCACAATATTTAGGTGTAGGAAATGTTACACCTTATGAAAGATTATATGTACAATGTGAAGATGCAACAAGTCCAGGTATTGTATCAAATCCATCTCAAACAAATGGAGCAATAGCTTATGCTATTGGTTATGGAGATGCTAACAAAGATTATTTAAATACTTGGGGTATGTCTTATTCGGCAGCAGCAAATGTATTTGGATTTGGAGTAAAACCAAGCACAACAACAGATGCCGAATTTATTAGTAGTGCAGATAATGCTAATTTTGTTAGAGGAGCATTATATTTTGACGATGAATTAAGATTTTTTAATGCAGGAGCAGGAAGTGGATATGCTTTAGATTCAGCTGTTACTATGACTGAAAGATTTAGAGTTGATGCTGACGGAGATGGCTTTTTTGACAGAGATGTTATTGCTTTTTCAACTACAGTATCAGACAAAAGACTTAAAGATAATGTTAAAACAATAGATAATGCTATTGATAAGGTAATGAGATTAAGAGGTGTAGAGTTTGATTGGAATGCTACCTCAAGAAAAGGACAGCACGATATAGGTTTAATAGCACAAGAAGTAGAAGAGGTTTTACCTGAAGTTGTTATTGATAAAAAACTTTGTATGGGTGATATGAAAGGTAATGAAAAAGATTATAAAACAGTAGACTATGAGAAAATGGTTGGTGTTTTAATAGAAGCAATAAAAGAACAACAAAAACAAATAAACGAATTAAAGGAGAAGTTAAATGGCTAAAGTAATCGCAGAAAAAGTACAAGAACAAGTACAGGTTGATTCAACTAAAATGGTAGAAATCAAACATACAAGAACTATGCAAGATGCTTCAGGTAATGATGTAGAAGTAGTGGATTATGTAGATATTAAACCAGTAGATGAAGCTATATCACAATGTGAAGCACATAAAGCTAACTTAGAAACACAACTTAGTGAGTGTGAAGCAGAATTAGCAGACTACATAGCAATTAGAGATGCTGAATAATGATTGGCTATCTTATTAGATTGATTAACAAAATGAAGGGCAAATAATGGCAGTAAGTAATACAAATGTAGCATTAAGGTCAGAAATTGGCAACGACGGATGTAAAGTAGTACAAACTACTAATATTAGTTTAGGTTCGTTAATGACTGGAGGTAATGTAGGTGGCATACAACATACTTTTGCAGGACAAACAAGTGGACCAGTTCAAGACTTTGAAAAGTTTGGAGGTAGCAATAATCCATTACAAAGCACACCAAATACAGCATTGACTGCTACAGATAGAGCTGCTATAGGTAATACACCACATCACATGAGTCATGCGATAGGTGGATTCCATGAAGCTGGTGGTGGACCAGGGCAATAATAATAAAAAAATAGTAGAAATGGAGAATAACTTTTTAATAAATTAGTTAGGATATATATATTATGGCAAACGGATTTTCACAATATCAACAATCACAATTAGGGGTTTCTGCTGCTAAAGCTAGAGCTATATCTGAACGTAGTCAGGCTCAGTTTCGTACTGGACTTACTGCTGTACAGGAAAAAGAGGCTTTAGAAAGAGCAGCAGACCAGCTTGAAAAAATAGCAAAAGAAGCAGAAAGAAATGCACGTAGACGTGGAAGAAGAGCTTCTTTTGGTAGATTGTTAGGTTCTACTGTAGGTTTTGTACTTGGTGGACCAGCTGGTAAAGCAGCGTTAGGTACAGCATTAGGTGGACTAGCAGGTACAGCAGCAGCAGGTGGATTTAAAAAATATGATGTAGATGTTCCTGACAGTTTAGTACCTGGTGGTATCTTTTACGGCAGAGAAAGGGAAGCGTTTAAACAGCGTGCAGATGACCTTGAAGAAGCAATGAAAGATTTAACAAAAGCACAAAGAGATGCTATAGGTAAGAATTTGCTTACAGACTATCTTACAGGTAGAAGTCTTGGCAAGCTCGGTAAAGAGTTTGAACCTCTTTTAAAAGCAGAAGCTATAGATAACGTAGAATATTTAAAAAACGTATTTAACAAAGCTTTAGGATTAGACCCTACAGAAACAGTAAGAAATATAAAACTAGAAACTCAAGGATTTAAAATAGACCCAAAAACAGGAGATGCTCTTGATGCTTTACAACCAAGACTTAGTACAGATATTATGGAACAGGTAGAAGGATTATCACAACTTGGACCAGATATAACACCAAAAGTAAGTAGCAATGTGTTGGCAGAATCTTTATTTGGTGCACCTAATGTTAGTGGTCCTAATATACAAACTGCAGCTCTACCAAAACCTGTAGCTCCAACAGGTACGTTAAGAGGTCTAGTAGAAGGAACTTCTCCTACTGGGGTTTCTATTGGAGACCAAAGATTTCTTGATTTTCAAGATACAGATGGGTTAATTAAAAATCTTGCAACAGGACAATTAACAGAAGAATATCCTGAACTTTTAGATGATGATATAATGAAAATAAATAATTTATTTAATAACCCTAAAAGAAATGGTATGTTTCAGTATATGGTTGGACCAATGGAAGGAATGAGATAATGGCAAACGGAATGTTTACACCACAGTCTACTATGGATTTTTTAGAATCTATGTATCAACCTTTAGGTGTTACACAAGACCAGTTTGGTCAATACTCTCAGTTTTTAGGTGAAATACCAGAAGAGTTATATGCACTGACAGACCCTAATGCTGATATTTACCAACAGTTTAGAACTGAACGACAAGGTAGGCTTTCAGACCAATTAGGAGAAACATATACAGGTTTACAATCTAGCTTGTTTCAAGGTCAAAGAGAAGCAAGAGGTATGCAAGGTAGAAGAGGATTTGTTACAGGTAGAGATTTTATGGGAGAAATAAGTGAGGCAGCATCTATGAGAGGTGAAAGAGCTGCGTCTGCTTTTGGTAGAGGTTTATATGATATTGAAGAAGATATTGTAGACAGAGTAGGAGCAGAAAGAAGATATGTAGCAGGCTTAGAAGCACAAAGAAGAAGTGATGCATTAAGACTTGCAGAATTAGCTGGTTTATTCAACCAAGACAACAGAACAATGCAACCGTTTGACCCATCAGAGATGGAAGAGCAAGACCAATACGAGGACAGAAGATATGGCTAGAAGTTATGTAGACACCATTTTAGATGCAGCAGCAATGGCATCAAGCCAAGATACGCTTGGTGATATGTTAAATCAAATACCTGGATTGTTGGTAGAACAACAAAGATATAGAGATGAGCAACAAAGAGAAGATGAAAGATATGCTGATGAAAAAGCATTTAGAAACCAACAATATAACGACATGATAGATTCTAGAAATTTTTCAGAAGATGTTGCGATGGTTGATATACTTGCAGATTTAGAAGGTGACGAAGCTGTTGCTTTTGGAGATACTGTTACTTATAAAACTGATAGAGGTAGAAACTTAGGGAATGCTGTAAAAAAATATAAAAATGTTACTGTTACAAACAATAATGATATAAATACAAAATTTAAAAATTTGTCAGATAATTTTGCAAATCTGACTGTTGAAGAAGCAGAAATACAGTTAAATGAGTTTAGATTAGAGTTAGACTCTAAAGGTATTAAGAGAGATACATCTAATTTTGACAAAAGATTAGCAGTTATGAAAAACAGAGAATTTGCAAACGATGTGCTTGATATTGTTGAGTTTGAAAATGAAGATGAATTAAGAGATATAATTAAAGACTCAAACAATCCTACACAAATAGCTACATTTATGATAGATAGACTAGATAAAGATAAGCTAGATTCCATTGAAAATCAAAAAGATAAAAATAAACTAATGATAGATTTAGGAAATGTTATATCATCTTTAAGAAATTCAGACGCACCAGAGTCAGTTATCAAAAGATATGAAAATAAATTAGCATTATTAAGTGCGTCATCAATGGAAGGAGAATCTGTAGAGTCAGATGGTATTTTGACAGAAGCAGAAATGGAAGCATTTAAATCAAAAGGTCAATCTGGAACAATCACTGTTCCTAACAATGATGACAGTAGGACAGAAAAAAGCATACGAATTAATCTAGATACTGGAGAATATACATATACCGACGATGAAGCACCTATTAGAGATATAAATCAAGAGCTTAAAACTAAACAAGATGAATTAGAATCTGCGAAAAATAATCCTAATATAACTAAAGATGAATATAATAAATTGAGAGAAGAAGTAAATGCTCTTAAAGAAGAATCTAATAAACCAAAACCCTTAACACCTGGTCAAGAAGTTGAAAAAGAAATACGAGGAGAGAAATTTAGAGAAAGAGCTTCTAGACGTGGTAGTTTCTTTTTCTAGTTAATAAATATGGCAAATGGCGACCAAACAAGACCTAATTTCTTTGAATTAGCAGGTGTAGATACATCTATAACTCAAACTCAAAATAGACCAAACTTCTTAGAACTAGCTGGAGTAGAATCTCCAACACAAACAACACCATCCATCAGAACAGAGATGCCATCATTCAGTGAAGCATTCTTTGGTAGTTTAGGTGAAGAGCTTACATTTGGTAAATTATACAATGACCCAAGATTAGATGCAGATGAACTATCAGGAGCAGCAAAAGCTGGTAAGATGTTAGGTGCTGGTGCTGCATTCTTTGGAGTTACAGCATTAGCGACAGTAATGACAGGTGGTCTTGGAGGTTTAGCTATGCTAGGTTCAAGTGCTGCTAGATTATCACAGGGTGCTAAAATATATAATGCTGCTAAAAAAGCAGGCAATGTAGATGAAATGGCACAAGGTGTTGCAAAGGCTGGTATTGGTGTTAAAAACTCTTTACTTGTAAATGCATTAGGAAGAAATGGTGTACAAAAAGGTTATATAGATAAATTTATGAAACTTGCAGAGAATGATGTAGCTGCTGCAAGAAGATTTGTTTTAGGTCGTGAGATGGGTAGAGAAGCCTTCATATTTGGTTCTACTGGTCAGATGATGCAAGAAGATGACGCAACGTTTAAACAGCGTGCAGTAGCTTTTGGTCAAGATGCAGTAGCAGGTGCATTGTTTGCTGTAGCTCCAGCGTTTAAATTTGCTAACAATCCTTACATGAAAAGCCTAGGTAAGAGTAAGCCTGCAGAATTAGGTACATATTTTATGTCTGGGTTTACTACTAGTTTACCAAATGAAGAAGGTATGGATATGGGTAGTAGAGTTCTTACAGGTGCACTCACTACAGGTCTTGGTAGTTTATTTGGTGGTGCTACAATGCAAGCATCTAAACAAGATGTAAGAAGAGCACTAGAAAGAATTGGTCTTACTGATGAAAAGAAATTAGGAGACTACTCACAGATAGCTATGGGTGTTATTAATAAACAAGCAATAGCACAAGTAGACGAACAATATAAAACAATAGATTTTAGTAGCTTTGACAAAAAAACAGGTGAAGTTAAAACTACAGCTAAAGTAAGAAAAGTTTATGTAGAACCAAAAGACGGTAAATTAAAAGTAGAATATCAGACATACTATGCTAATGGTAAAGAAAAAGATTTAGTAGTAAAAGATTTTAATAAATTTAATCAAGACTATAAGAGGTCTGATGATAACATCATACAACAAATAAAATATAACTTTGATAATAAGGGTAATAAGTTTTCATTCTTTGATGACCAAGATGACCTAGAAAATTTTATAAACACTAAAAAGTTTGGTATCATTACAGCTAATGAACCAGCATTCTTCAATAATAAAGCTGTTGGATTATACGGAGAAACTGCTAATGAAACATTAATTAGAGAGCTTTTAGCAAGAGGATATAATCGTAATCAAATTATGGCTGTTGAAGGTATGTATAAAGGCACTGCTGATGGTAGAGGATTTTTAGTAAAAGGATTAAAAGAAAAAGATGCTGTTGAACTAGCAAAGATATTTGGTCAAGAATCTGTTACTACAAACAAAGGATTATTAAACGTAAAAAGACCTACAAGAAAAGTAAAACAAACAGTAAATGGTCAGAATGTTGTAGATAAAGATGGTAACATACAATTTGAAGATGTTCCATATAAAGTAGGTGCAAAGAAAAACGAGATTACTTCTGTTGCTTATAATTTAAGGTCGCAAGGTAAAGGCAATGTATTGTATGGTAAAGATGCATTAGCTAGTGATTATTCTACAAGCATTATGAGTAAGAATAACGATGAGCTTTCATTTAGTTATTTGATAGACTTTGCAGAAGATGTAGGCTTAAGAAATCCTACCATGAGTAAAAAACAACAGCTCATAAGAGCTGACGAAATACTATTAAAATCATCTGAGAAAGTGACTGGAAACAAAAACTTGACACTATTTAAAGAAATCAAAGCTTTAGAAAGAGAAGCAGGTTTATTAACAAAAAGTCCAGTTGACCAAAGACACACAGCATTAAAAGTTAATGTTTTTGGTAAGAAGTCTATCACAGAAATGACAGATGATGAGTTACAACAATATAAAGCACTTATAGATAATCAACCTTCATACACTACAAAACTACACGATGAAAATGGTGGTATTGTATTTGATAATAACCCAGTGATAGGAAACTTTAAGAAGTTTATGAATAGAATTATGCCTGTAAGTACTAAGTTTGGTAATTTAGGCAGAGAGTTAGGTAGTGAAGCTCTTGTTAAAATAGAAACAGACTTAACTCAGATGACAAGACTAAGAGAAGAAATTAAAGGTACTTATAGAGCATCAAGAAATGATATGACTAAAAAATATGACTTCTATGATTTAACAAAAGAAGAAAGAAGTTTGTTAGATAAAGAGTTAATATATCATATTGATGATAGGTTTGTAGATTTAAGAAGCGAATTAAATAGTAAACAAAAACGTGCATTAGAAGACATAAAACAAATACACCAAAAGTTTGTAAACAATATATATGACCAAATGAAGAAAGCTGGTGTTCAAGAAAAGTTCTTTGATGGTAAGAATTTTAAAAACAAAGATATTCAAAAAGTAAAAAACTTTGTAAGTCTTACAGTTTCAGATGAAGCAGCAGACTTGTTATCAAAACAAGACGGACCACTTAGAGATTCTATGATTGATGCAATACTTAAAACAGACAAAAGGTTTAAACGTGGTGGAGAGTTTTTTGCTTCCAAGGACAAATACAAACAAGCTGGTGAAATATTAGATGAAACACTTTCACATAGTGCTAAGCATGGTATTTATGGGGCTCAATATTCACGTACAGCCAAACTACCTCCTAAGATATTTTTAGATGAAAATGGTGGTATAATATCTGGTGTAGATAATATGAAGCTCAAAGTTGGTGATGAGTTTAATGGTGTAAAAATAGGTAAAGTTGTAGATACTTATATTGAAGACTATGGATTAGCAATGGATAGATATGCTGGTAGAGCAGCTAGTATTACTTCTACTACAAAATTCTTTGGTCCTGAAGGTGTAATTAAAGATGGTAATTTTACAAAAGCATTTACAAAAAGAATTAGACAAATAGAACAAGAAGTAGGAAATATACAAGATATAAATTATATCAAATCAGAGCTACAAAAAGATATGGACATAGTGTTAAGAGGTGACTCTTATGATGATATTGTAAGTCCTGTGTTAAGACAAGCTACGGCTTGGACAGCAGCTACTGGTTTAAGTAGTCCTAGGTCAGCTATAAAGAACTTCTTCTTAGGTCAAACTCAAAATATTACCACATTTGGTGGTGCAAAATTTATGAGAGCTATGGCTAAAATGGCTACTGATGATAAGTTTCAAAAGGCAGTGTATGAAAGAGCAGTAAAGATTGGTGCTTTAGATGCAGGAGAACAATTAGTAGAAACAGTAGGTATACGTGGTCAAGGTCTTCAAGCGAGAGCACAAAGAGCACTAACACTAGGGATGAAAAAGACTGAGCAAGCAAACAGATTGCTTTCTGTTGCTGTTTCAGAAGTTGCAGCCGATGATGCATTAAAAGTATTAGCTGGTAAATCAGAAGGTTTATTTGCTAACATAGACAAATCCTCTGCAAGAAGAATATTAGAAGATGTATTTAAAGTTGATGGATGGGAGAAAGCTGTAAAGAAAGGCTCATTTACAGAAGACCAATTAAATCAAATATATTTTAGAGGTCATACTTTAACACAAGGTTTAGCAGACCCAACAGCTCTGCCAAGATTTATGAGCAATGCTTATGCAAAACCATTTACATTGTTTTATCGTATTGCTTACCGTGTAACAGAAAATGTATATCAAAATGCATATAAGCCATTAGTTCAAAATGGTGAGGTCGCACCAATGTTAAGATATATTGGAGCATCTGTTGGAGCAGGAGCAGCAATACAAAATATGTATTATACTGTACATAACACAGACCCAGACAAGTTTGTATCAGCACCAGAACGTTTTTGGAATTATTTTGTTGATGGTGAAGGTTTAGGTATTTTTTCAGCATTAGCTGAGACCAATAGACCTATCGCACAATCTCTTACACCAGCTATTGTACAAAATGGACAAAACTTATTAGGTGCAGCTTCATTAGTGGCACAAGGAACATTTGCATCAGAAACACCAGGACAAAGACAAGTGCTATTAAAAGAAGCAGGAAATCAGCTTACTAAAGCAGTACCAATAGCAAATGATATTGTAAATGGTATTAGAAAAAGAACTGATAAAAAAACAGAAACAAGATTTAGAACATTTAGACAAAAACAAGGTGCATATAAAAGCGATATTTTAAATACAGAATATAGTGGTAAATTTAATTTTAATAATGCTACCACAAAAAGTCTTATGTATAGACAGCTACAAGCAAATCTTTATAGCGATAGAACTCTGGAACAAAAGAACAAAGACTTCTGGGCTGCAGTTACTTATATACAACATCAGTATGAAATGGCAAACACCACAAGAACTAACAAAAGAAAAGCTTTTAACTATGCATATAACAGAGCTTTAGATTATTTAGAAGATTCAGAACCTATTAGTTTATCAAAGAAAAGAACACAAGGTAGAAAAACATCTGATTATGATGATTTTGTTTCAAGATTAGATAATGATGAATTACAAGAATTAAAAGGATTAGAGCAAACATACAAGAAAAAGCTAAGAGAGTATAGACAATATGTCAAAAGTCAAAAAAATCGCTATCGCCCTTAAAAAAAGCTTGCGAGAATGCCCCTAGAAGCTCGTAAAATAAATTCTTTGATATAACTATCGCCTAAATAACGAACGTTCTGTGACGATTGAATTAGATGCCTTAACTGAATTTTAGCCTAAAATTAGTCTAATTTATCATAGAAATCGTTTAAACGGTCTCTAAACTTCTGTTTTGCCTGTTCTGGTGTGTCTAATATAGATGCACTATCACCGTGATAACCCACATCAAACTTACAAGTTGTTCCATATCTGTTTTTGGCTATAATAATCTGTTGCCCAAACTCTCCATGTTCAGCTTGTTCATATTCATATACGTATGGATAATAGTTAAAGATTACGATTTCTGCATCTTGCTCAAGATTACCAGACTCAGCAAGGTCGCTGAGCCTTGGAATCTTATCTACACGATGCTCTATGTTACGATTTAGTTGAGAGACTAATATAACAGAACAATCAAGTTCTTTTGCAAGCCATTTATATCTTCTTGTCACTTCGGCGATACGATGTCTGACATCTCTATTATCACGCTGTGAAAACTCAATAAAACCTATATGGTCATCAATGATTACATCAGGTCTTATCTTTTTGGCTTCTTGAATGCCTTCATCTAGACCTCTTAAATTATCAAATAAATGAAGCGATTTGTAATACTTTTTTATAAAATCTAAACCTTTTTCTATTTCTTCTCTATGTTCTGATGCATTATTACGCATTTGCTTGTTTGGTACGGTAGTATGCATAGCTAAAAACTTTTTAACAATCTCTACTCTTGGCATTTCTCTACTTATAAATACTACTTTTTTGCCATCAAGTATCATATTTTTAGTTATGTTAAGAGCTAAAGTACTTTTACCATTACCAGGTCTACCAGCTATAATAGATATTTCACCTTTTGTCATACCAACAATAGCTTTATCAATAGATGAAATACCAGTCTGAACAAGGTTCTTTTTAGCGAAGATAGCTTCAATAAGCTCTTCATCAAGACCTTCCATAGACTGGTGTTCCATTTTAATCATATCGCTAAATTTCTCTGATATTTTACCTAGATAATCAACATCAGACGATACATCTTTATATGATGTATCTTTTTCTATTCTGTCTTTAAATCCAACGATACGCTTCCATAGTTGTCTTCTTACAAATAAATCATAAATTGTTTTACAATGTGTTTTAAATGTAGCTTCTGTTATAATGTCATTTTGTAGACCAGAAACATAGTAAGCAAGCTTATGACCTTTTTCTCCCAAAAAGTTTGATACAGTTGCTACATCTATATCTTTGTTTGATTCGTGTAAATAATACATAGCTCCCCAAATATGCTGATGGTCATCCATATAAAATACTTTGCTGGTAGTAATAAAGCTTAATGCTTCTTGCATTTTTTCTGGGTTTCTAAGTACACACCCTAAAACTTGTTTTTCAGATACGCCACTATACATCTTTGACACATCTATATTTTTATCAAAAGCATCCATCTAATCCTCCTTTAAATCTGGTGGTAAGCTATCCAATCTCTTACGCTCTATAATTAATTTGTTCTCATACTTCTTATTCTCATTTCTTAATATACCTATAAAATAATATACATCATAGCCTTTTCCAGCTAAGTCTTTGCGTTCCCAAATTGTTATACAATGTTTGATTACTTCGTCGTCAATGTCTTGACAAGCTTTAAGTAAAGTATAGGCTGTTAGGTCATCTAACGCTGATATGAAGAGGTCGTTTAAACGCTCTAATGCATTATCATCTAAATTCTTTTGTAGCCTTGCTATCATCTTTGGATAGTTTTTCAAGGCGTTTGACCAGCCACAAGCTGGACATCTCATTTACGCTCCTTACAAGGAAGCTCTTCTGGGCATTCACGTTTATCTAAAGGAACACGCTTACCTAAGAACTCCCTCATAGGAACTTTCCCTTTTGGCAATGTATAATACCTCCAAGGTCTTTCGCATCGTGGACAACGATAAGGCTGGAACTTTGACTTATTGCTGTAAGATACTTCATTCTTCTTACGCTTCTCTGATTCAATGTATTCATCATCAAACCACTCATCATCAAAGTAATTTCTAAGAGTTTCTTTAGAGTATAAAGATTCATAGAGATATAACCATACCTTCTCTGCGAATTTTTTAATCATCGCAAACTTCACAATTAGGGTTTACTTGTGAAAGTTGCATTTCTTTTTGTTTCTTCTCTTTATCTATTGCTTCAATAATTTTTTGAGCAATTTTTACAAGAGTTGTTACATCGTTCTTATCAAGTTCAATTTTCATAGCTATACTCTGCTACTACTTTGCCTTGAGGTGTTGATACGTGTCTAGTTTTTATAGGGTGTCCATCATTACGTAAATCCCATATCCTAGCACTTAAACGAAAACATCCGAACTGCTCTAAAGCTGATAATGGCGTAATACGTTCACCATTTTTTAAAGCCACTAATATCATATCATTCTGTGTTCTGTTCATCTTCTGTTTTCTCCTTATCACCATCTAGTTCTTCAAGAACATTATTAATGTAGTTGTTAGCCAAAAACCTTTTTTCATTAAGTTGTTGTTCTAACACTTGTGTTTCTTGAGCTATTTGATTAGCTCTTACGTAAGCCATTTGTCCTTCAGTACTTAAATCGCTCAAGTAGAACTTAATTTCTTCTCCATCACGATTAATGACTTGCTCACGTTCTTGTGGTTCTTGTATAGCTTCCATTTCTTGTTTTGCCATATCAAGCTCTTTCATTTTTCCCATATTATTCCTCCATATTTAAATCGGCAAAGTTTGCTCCATCATAACACTTAGAGCATATACCTGTTTTTTCTTCTTCTATGAATGAGTTTCCGAAGGAAGGGGCTGTACAGCAAGAGCTTTGCCAATCCCTATCATCACACATTTCACACTTGTCAATAGAGATAGTAGGGCTATCTCCTTTCTTACTATTTCCACAATAAGAACATTGAATTTCAGGAACATACATTCCGTACTTATCACTTTTTTCTTTTTGTACAAATTCTAAATAACTCATTTTTAAAAGGTTATTGCTTCTTCTTCTTTTTGTTCAAATTGTTTTATCATCGCAATTAAACTTAAGTAATAATCCTGAGACATGATAGCTAAATCTTCACCTCTATCTTCACCTACAAATTGTACGTGTATTTCTTTTGTTGGCTTTAAGTGTTTAGCTAATACTTTTCTTTTCTTACATTGAACATAGATGTTATCTTCAATAACCATATCTACTTCTTGAGCTAAACCTCTTGACCTACCATCACTACCCCAAGTTCTCTCTGCTTTTAAATCAAATCCTTGTGCTTTTTCAACACATCTTCTTTCGTAATACGTTCCTCTTAATTTATTCTTCGCTGGCATCGTCAAACCTTCCTTTCCAGTATTGCATCATCCATAGTTTATCTTTCTTATTATGTCTAATATCCATTCCAGCAAATATCCACCAAGCTCCATACTTTTCTCTAAATTCTTCTGCTGTATCTTGTCTCCATTTGTCGTTTTGAACTACTAGACTTTTTCTTTGTTGTAAATGCTTTGGCACATTTTTTTCTTTTCGCTGTTGCCAAGCTAACTCTCTTTTGTTTAAACTCATCAAACTCCCCAATCGCTTATGTCGTGTTCATCTTCAGATAATCTAAATATCTCGTTATGTTTTTTCTCTTCGTCATCAATTCGTTTACGTAACCATAAATATCCTTTGTAAAAAAAATATAATGTTGTTGTTACTACTATAAAATCAATCATGTTTACTCCTTATAGTGATGCGTGGGAATCTCGTATGAGATGTAGTAGATGAGCTAAGAGGTATAAGACCCCCACGCTAAGTTCTAATTAAAATGGCAAATCATCATCCTCCATAACTGCTTCTTTGCCTCTTGTTTCTGCTTTTAACACCATCTTAACTCTAGGTGTTTTCATATCGTTTCCTTCTCTTCCTACCCACTCTTCTATTACTACTTCTACATTAAATAGAAAGCGTTTAAACGACTCCAAGTCTAGCTCTGGTAATATTAGTTTATCATCCTTTTTTTGAACCATATCCATCATATCACATAGAGCATGATAACCAGCGTTACTTCCCATATCACTTTGTAGTTGTGGGTATTTCGCTGGGTCAGGTTTCTTAAATCTAAAAAACCCTTTGTGTTTAACATCTTTACCTTCTATATCAAACACTGGTTCATAGATGTCAGCTAAAAACTTACCACTAACTACTATGTCTTTCTTCACATTTAGGTCTTTGACCAAAACATTTTCATATTTACCTGGCTTAACAGAACTACCACCACCCTGTGATTTTGGTTCGTACCAAGCATCTTCTCCAAGTATATTATCTAAATCAGTATTATCCATTCTTTACCTCCTTCTTAGGTTTCTTCTTTTGTAGCTGTTCTACATAGCCATCAAAATTATTTGTGTTTAGTTTTTTACTTCTTATTGCTACTTCTATGCTTTCAACAAAAGCTTTGTCTCTACCTTCTAACAATGTCATCAAGTAATCATATTGCTCTTTTGATATTTCTTGAGGTTTATCATCTTCTGGTAAATCTTCGCCCCTATAAATATAAAGACCAAGACCAAATAAAGCAAAACATTTTACCAAACATCTTTTAATAGAGTTGTTAATCTGTGTTGCTGTTGGTTCTTTAATAGCTTTATTATAGTTATCCATAACAGCGTGAACTTCTGTTCTTGTAACACCTTCAATAGTTACAGATACTTTAACAAAACATCCACTATCTGTTATCATATATGGACATTTATGCCATCCAAAATCTTCTCCTTTATTCATAGGTACATCAAATTCGTGAGTTTCCCAAGTAGCATCTGGAAATGCAGATAGAACATATTGAACTGCATCACTCCAAGATAGATAATCATAATTACCTTTCTTTTCTTTAAACTCATTTACATTTATTTTATTAAGTGTTTCAAACACTGATAGTTTCTTTGGCATCGTAATCCTCCTCATATAGTTCTATAAATTTATCTACACTCACCCAGCTATCTGAATTACCTTCGTGTACCATTGGTATTCCAGCTATATCTGGTCTCATAGTAAAGTCTCCGTAATTATTACTATTCGCCCAATCCATTAACATAAGGGCAAAGTCCTCTGACCTCACAATATTTTTCACATTTTTTTCCGTTCCAAGTTTCTTCATCATTACACCTCCCTGGTATTGTGTTAGTATTTAGATGCTTTAAAAGTACATCTCTCTTGCTTGTAAAATACGAAACAATTTCTTTATTGTCAACCATTGGTATATTAACAAAATAAATATTTTTGTCTACTCCTCTGGCAATAGCTGAATGTGTGCCAGCATCTCTGACATTCATTTGTAGTTTCATTGCTTTGACTTTATATCCTTTCTTCTCTAATAAATATCTATACATATTTACTTGATATAGCCAATCTCCAAAGTCTGCTTTGCTTTCGTCTCTATGAAATACTTTAACCTGTTTAAACGCTCCCTTCCTACCCCAAGCTCCTGACTTTTTGTATCTTGCTCCTGATGGGTCTGGCATCATAACGTGTGTCATTCCTAGTACTTTAGATGCTTTGAAACTACCTGTGTTTTTATAATCAATAAGTGTTTCCGTATCTTTATCATAAAAGTCTAAGATACCTGTAATATCTAATCCTTCTAATTTTTCTTCCTGTATTGCACTATCATCAAGCTCTTGGCTTTCTAGGTGCAAGTGATGAATAGTTCCCATAACAGCAAATGCCATATCTTGTGGGTCTACATAATATTCTTCAGTTCTTTTGAGGTAAGCCTCACAAGTTCCAGATAATAATTCTGTTGTACTTGGAGGTCTGTCGTTTGGTCTTTGGTCTGACATCATCTTTAATGTGGCTACACTCATACAACGCTCTGACATACGACATTCTTTTAGACATCGTTTAAACGTTATCTCTTCTCCATCTGGACAAATAAATCCTACTGCTCCCATAAAAACTCCTTTTAAAATTTTCTGGAGTAGGTCGCCAAACCAATGTATATGCAAAATTTAATTAACAAAGGCAAACAGGACTAAAACCTGCAACACTCCTTTTAAGTGCTATTAAATTTTAATTTACAAATCTACTCCAGACAAAAAATATAATAATTTAAAATAAAAGAGGCAAGAAATAAATCTCGCCTCTTTCCACACACACTAAGGAGTTCAATGAAAAAACGTCATTGAAGTTGTCTGATTGACAACGCTTTAGTTTAACACCTTTATATGTAGGTGTCAAATGAATTATAAATTATTATTTAGATTGATTAGCCTATGACCTTTGCTCATATCAAACTCTATGTCATAGTCTTGCATTAGTCTCACTATCGCATCTTTTTCGTTTTTAGCCACATAGTGATAGGTAAATGAAGTTTTCTTTTTTGGTATAAAAAATACAAAACTTGCAAGTATACCTTTATCAATCTTTTTATATGTCTCAATATCTAGCATCGTTAAATCCTCATATTGTTATAGTTATAGTCTCTCGTTAATAATATACATTAGTTTTATGGTCAAAGTCTACTATTATTTTGACCTCGTTTAAACGTCTTTAGCGTTATAGATTTTTTGAATTTCTAACAGCTGTTCAGTAAATGCTTTTATGGTAAATGGTATATCAATAGAAACTTTTCGTAAACCTTTATCATTTGTTTCAATAACATAAAACAGCTCTTGCTTTACAATCGGTATTGCATTGCTGTCTAGATGGTCTTGTAATCTTTTAACTTTACCTTCAACAGCATCATTATAGTTTTTGTTTTGTAGTTCTATATTTTTTTCTTTTTTCATTTGTCCTCCTTGTTTGTAAAAAAATCTGCTAAACTAAATATCCCTAATTTCTCTTGTTGAAGTTTTAATTTTTTTCTTTTTACTTCAATCTTTTTATATAGCTTTTTTAAACTTTTATCACTCCACGCCCTATCAATTTTTATTTTAAGTTCTTCAATTTCATCTTTTAGTTCTGATACTCTTTTTCTAAGATGTTTAATTGTTGTTTTAATATTTTTAGATGTTTTACTCATTTTCTTTTACTTCTTATTGATGTTCCTCCTGGGAAAAGCATAAACTCATATCCAAGTTCATCTAGTTTTTTAATTAGCTTTTGAATTAATTTGTGTATTTTTAAAGCTCTTTTTGATTTTTTTTCTTTCATTCGCTTAGTCCTTTCATTTCATCCCAAGTTTGTATATACGAACAATAGCTACAAGCTTTCTTATCTCGTTTAAACGCTGTCTTCGTCATAGTGTTAATTCTATCTATCAAGGTTATTGCTAACTCTTTACGACCTCTGATGATGTCTGCTGTACCATCAGTGATTAAATCTATCTCAGTCTCTGATACAAGCTCGTCATCTAAAAAATCTCTAATTGTATTTAAAATCTCTTTATCTCTCATTTCCACACTCCTGTATGTTTCTTATTTTTGTCTTCAAATAGCTGTCTTATAGCTCCCATCTTCACATCAAATTGTTCTAACATATCATCATCAGACAATAGATAGTTTCCCTCATCATCTATGTAATAGTAAACATTTAATGTTATTTCAAATGGTACGCCTTTAGTGTCTTTTTTCTTTTTCATATCAAACTCCTTTGTTAGTGTTAGTGTTCTGCTAGCTTGCTAGCTCTTTGTTAGTTTAGCTAGTATGTTAGCAAC